AAACGTGACTGTATGTGTCCATAGTCTGCTGGAAGGAAGAGTGGCCCAGGCGGACCTGGACAACTTTGAAATGAACGCCCGCTTTGAGAAGTAGTGTGGCATGAGTGTGTCGCAACATATGAAAGGTTAGGTGGAAGCCTGCCAGCTTTCCATATTTATTGGCCGTATGACTGATATATTTCGGATCGTACGGACGTCCATCGCGTCGGCAGAACAATAACCCGTTATCTTCATAGTCTGATGCGGCCATCCTGTTTTTGAGTGTCCACATAATTTGTCGCCGCAAAACAGCCAGCGTCTTGGCATCAACGGAAATGGTACGCCGGGAAGCGGAATTTTTGGTTGTCGGCGATATAACCGGATTTCCGCCAACGAGAATGATCGTTTGATTGACAGAAATGGTTGATGCTTTCGTATTGACATCACGGATACGCAAACCAAGTATTTCAGAACGTCTCAGACCCGTATGCAAAGCCACGTAGTATAGATTATAGTGGCAGGGGTTGGAAATAACGTCTAGCAGGCGATGAGCTTCATTTTTCGATAGTGCGGATACTTGCGTCTTCTGCTTTTGTGGTAATTTGACACCACGCATAGGAGAGACCGGCAGCACACCATCATTGACAGCCTGATTGAGTCCGATTCGGACAACAGCCAATGCATACTGTACAGAACGGTTACTATAGCCGAGAGCCAGTAAATCAGCAATCAGCTTACGGAACATATGTGGTTGTAAATCGACCAGCTTGATTTTTGCCATAGTTGGTAACACGTATTGACGTAGCTGATATACGTATGATTCATATGTATCCATTGCCAGAGTCGGCCTGGCGCCTCGTAGCCAGATAGACAGCCATTGACCTAAGGTGATATTATAATCGATGTTAGGAGCGGAATGGAGCGTATTTTTGTACTTATTGCGCCGCTGCTCCGCTTCTTTAATGGTTCGGCCGTAAAAATAATGACGTTTACCATCGATGCTTAGAGAGACTTTGTAGCGGCCATCAGGTCTTTTTTTCATAAAAATCGCCTCTTTTAAAAATTAAAATAAACTCAAAAGGTATTTTTTATATTTACAAATACACTCATAAGGTGTATAATATAATTAAAGAAAGGGGGTTACAGAATGAAGAGGTCGGAGCTGTTAAAGATCCTTAAAAAGAATGGGTGCAAGTTGATTGGGCATGGTGGAAATCATGACCTGTATTACAGCCCGATAACGGGAAAGCAATTCCCCGTCTGGCGGCACAATAAGGACATACCGTCAGGAACGATTAAAGCTATTTTCAAGCAGGCTGGTATTCAGTAAGGCAAGGGGAGAAATCCCCTTGACCTGATTCATATAAAAAAGGAGGACGTCATGAGCAAATATATTTTCCCAGCTACATTCCAATGGGATGAAAAGGACAAAGTATATTACGTGAATTTTCCGGATGTAGACGGCTGCTTTACCGATGGCGCAACCTTGACCGAAGCAATGGAAAACGCAGACGATGTGTTGAATTTAATGGTTTGGAGTATGGAACAGCAAAAGCAGGCTATACCCGACCCGACACCGCGGGATAAAGTAAAAGTACCGGAAAATGGATTCGTTAATTTAGTGGTTGCTGATACCAACGCGTATCAAGATGTCATCGACCGGGAAAATAATCCTATCAAGTACGCGCGCAAGAAAGCGGGACTGAATGTAAAAGGATTGGCTGAACTCCTAGGCGCACCGTATCGCACGGTCCAGGAATGGAATGCCGGAAATCGGATGCCACCCAAATGGGTACAGCGTTTGATTATCGAAAAAATCGAAGCAAATATGTAGTAATTACCCGCTGTTGAGCAATATAGACAGCGGGTATTTTAATAAGATTGACTGGCGTTGTTCTGTAAATTATAATAAGGAAAAAAGGAGATGATGTCATGTACAGGTTCTTATACGTGTCGTTGGGTCAAATAATTACCTATAGTTTCATTGTTTCTTTTTTTTCTATGATTCTAGCAACGCCATTTTTACTCAAGCCTAGTTTATGGGAAGTACGAATTTACAATATTAAGATAATAAAATACTGTATTGTGTTAGTTGCTATAGTTGTCACAATGACAATAACCAATGTAACCATTAAATGATTAGTTTTTCAACTCCTCTGGAATAGATACTTGCATCTGTTCCAGAGATTTTTTTAAATTTGATATTTGGATATCAAGTTCATGATGATTTTTTTCTTGTTCCATTGTTTCTTCATGGCGATGTTCTTCTTTTTTATAGTCAATGTAAGCCTGTGCAGCACCATTGGAATGAATGGAGTATGTTTGTCCTGCAATTTCAAAATTAATATCTGCCCCAAATGCAAATTGGGAAATAGATCCTAATAATATAGTGGTAGCGGCAGCATAACCTATAAATTGTATGACCCCTGGAGATTCAACCATCATTTTAACCTCAAGTGAATCAATTTCCAATTTTATTTTTTCATCTTCAAATGCGTGTAGAATAAATAGTGAGCTACTTAGCAGATTGCTCATATCTAAAGCAGAGATTCCTTCTTTTTGTTCAACACGTAATGAAATATATACCTTGCCATTTTTTAAATAGATTGGATACATATCCCTATCAATATACATATCATAGTTGGACGCATCGGAAATAGTATTTCTAGCACACATCAGTTTGTAAAGATGAGGATCTAATTTTCCTTTTTTTATTGTTTTTATCCATTGTATATTTCGACGCTTCAAATAAGGGCAAGATTTATACCCTCGTTCTTCATCATCCAATATGTCATCAATATCTTCCGAAGATTTATTGTCATAAATATAGACATCACTTTTGATAACCCCAATTGCTAATTGATCTCCGCCGGCAGATGGAATAAGCACAATATCTCCAATTTTCATTGTATCAATAAATAGGAGCATTTGGTTAATAGCAAGACCTTCGCGTTTTTCATCAGGATATTTCTTTTTGAACTCTTCCTTTAATAAAGTTTTCTTTTCATCAGAGTGTAGCGCTTCCTTTAAATCTTCAATATTGGTAAAATCATCCCAACCATATGCAATATAATCATTAAAATAAAAATCCGGATAATATGAGCCTGCTTCTGTACGGAAAAACCAATATTGTTGATTAGTTGGAATCTCTTTTACTTTTAATGTTTGTGTTTCCATATAGCACCTCCATAAAGATATTTAATGTCACGGCTTACATACACCGCAAGGAACGTACCCCTCGGCAAGGGCTTCATCACGGGAGTCGATGGGGACAAAATTTTCGGGATGTTTGATGGTACGACAGGTTGTGTAATGGAATTTCATGGAACGGGGATTGCCCAGGTAGTCGGCGGCAAAGGCTGCGCCGACTGAGGACAATACGCAGATCATAGCCAGGGCCAGGGTAAGTTTCTTCATCATAAGATTCATCCTTTCTTTTTATTTTTTCTTCAGCTGATTTTTTCTTTCGTGTTCAATCCGCTTGATGCTTTTATCAGGAGTAGGGAGGTCTTCAGGCATGGTTCCGCCTAATGATTCGATAGCCTTGCGGACGGTATATCCGACTTCGAAGTGAGCTTTATTGGCTTCTTCTTTTGATTGAATATTTTCACGCCGTAATTTGGCTTCTGCCTGTGTAATACGGAAGAGGTTGGCGCCCAATTCTTCACTGCCCATATTATCTAAAATATCCTCGCTTTTCTTCAATCCCTTGCGGCGCTTAATGGCGGCTGCTGTTTCTCCATCGTACAGCCCCATATAGCCGCTGTTCTGGAATCTTGCAAATTCTTGGTTTGTCGAAACGCCGGCATCTTGGGCCGCCTTCGCCAGCGATTTATTATGTTCGCGGACGTCATCGCGAGCCCGTATCCGCGTGTCGATTTCCTCTTGCAGTTTTTTCGCATCGGCAAGATCCAGAAGATGATCAGCACCAGTTTGCGCCAACCAAAGTTTGAAGGGCTCGGCTTTAGGCGATGGAACGGACTGTATGATTCGAAGAAGTTCTTCCGTGTTGGCTACATCTGTAAGACGCATTTTGCCGTCAGCCGCCTGAAGTTTCAAACGGTTACAATTTGTAACCGTTTCGTTTCCCTCTTTTTTCAATCGGCTTTTCAATACTTTCCAATAATTCCGAGGGTCTGAGCTGTCTGTCAGTGCTGCTATGACATCAATAACAGAATAATACCATTGTTCCTCATCTGGATTCCATACAGAGCGTATATATTGTGATTCAAATAGTTTGAGTTCGTTCATGAATAACCTCCATGAAAATATAAACTTTAAAAATTCTGAATATCTTTTGCATATCTGTTAAAAACGCCATGGATTTCGCAAGATAAATCATTTTCGTCGATATCTTGTGAATATTGATTGTCCTTTATTTAAGCAATTTAGCTTTGGCTGCCTGGAACTCTTCGTCTGTAAGCATATTGGCTTTCTTCAAATTAGCCAATCTTTCCAGCTGAGAGATTAAATCTTCTGAATCTAAAGCTGGACTTGATGCAGGGGCTGAAGTCGGGGGCGTTGACATAGATTGTTTTTGTTTAAAAGCGTCCCAGGCGGAATGGATGCTTTCATAGAGGGGCGTGATATATTGCTTGACCATCTTTTTGACTACCATTGCAGATCCGGATGTCGTAAAGAGTAATTCACCAAATACTAATCCAGTTTCATACTCAATGGAACTTAGCTTATCATAGCCGATTTCATGCACCTTTAGGCCATAAATTAGCCCCTTATCAACTAATATGACTCGCTGATCAGTGACAACCAATAAACAATAGCTGGATTCGAGCATTCCGGTAGCCGCATTTTTTATTTGTTCGTTTTCGCGCAAAATATGGGGTAATTCTTTTACTTCTTTTCGCTTAGACGCCTGACTATCAGTACTGACGTCATTGATGATTTCTTTTAATTCTTCATAGGAATACATATCACACCAACCTCCTTTGAACGAATTTATTCATAATATATTGAGATTAGACGAATCCCGCCTCTATTATATGTAGAAGGCGGGGTTGTTGTTGCGGCTCTTTTTAAGATGCCGATTGAGCTATGTTTAGTGTTTCACGATATTCTTCCGCCTTGGGGACTTCTACGAAGGTTACGGCCTTATCATACTTTTCCTTAACAAGGTTTTCGATTTCTGACAATTTTACTTTAAAAAACTCTTTTCGATGATTTACTTTATTGACTTCCATATCCCTGAAATGTTGATGAAGCAAAGATTCCAATGCAGGAGCATCATCAGAAAAGATGAGAGCATGGACATCAAATTCAAAAGGAACAGAAGCGCTGCTCAATTCTTTGATACGATCCATTGGTTCCAGCCGACGTGTCATGCCGATTTTATAAACATCTTCACCAAATGAACCTATATTTGAAATGATGTATACATAGCCAGCTTTGGCATTGGCTTCGCGTTGCGCAAGACTTTCTTTTTCTTGAGTAAGTTTTTCTAATTTCTCATTCAATTCCTTAATTTTATCCAGGTATAATTGCTTTTCTGCGTCCATGGAACTTTTTTGTAAATATTTCATAGTGCGTTCGATTTCATGCTTAAATTGAGCTTCATCCTTTTCAATCTTCTTTTTAGCCATTTCCATTTCATGACGTACTTTTTCTTCTTCACGAAGTTGTTCTTTTCTGACTTGGAAAAGTTCTTTTTCTTCTTGTAATTTTTTTTGATATTCGTACAAACAGCTCATCCGTTCAAGTTTTATTTTAAGAAAAGCCTTGGTTAATTGGACGTTATCAATGGAAAAAAGTTTATTATGAGCTTCAAAAGATCGGATAATTTTCTGACGAATTGAATCAATATTACGAACGGTTACATTACCAATAAGATTATCTGTTTCCGTATTGAAACTACGCAATAATTGATTTTTTTGTTTTCTCAGGTATGATTTAGTGTGTTCATTGGCGCTGCCAGTAAAAATGATGGCCCCATCATTTTTTTGCAAATCTTTTTCCTCAGCTGAAAATAAAGATAATTTATTTTTTATTTCATCAGAAGATATTTGATCATAAAGAGTAGAATCTATTTCAGAAGTAACCAATGCGTTATCCACTGCATTACAGACCGCATCAAGAGCTTGTTGTTCTTTTTTTGATTCAGCAGCAAGGCGATGAGATAAGTCTTCATATCTTTTTTTCAAAGAAAATTCTTTCTTTTTATAATCATTTTCCAATTCCTTATACTGATTGTTATAATCAGCGACACGTTGAGAATATTCTTCTTGAAGGACTATTAAATGTTGTTGTTCAGATGATATTTTTTCTCGTATATCACCTAATTGAATTAATTCAGTCATTTCAATACTACGATATTTTTTATGACGCAAATAAACAAGAACCAATGCAATAATTAAAGGAATTCCATATGCGAGTGAAAAAGCGCTTAGAATAACCAGAAATAAAGGACTGAAATAAAGAGGAGCTTCTTTAAGATTGTTAGGTAATTTCATTGATTACATCTCCCTTGTGTTTATATTTATTGTATCTTAAAACTTACGCCGCATTTCTACCACCTTGCCAATAATCTGAATGGGGAGAGATTCAATGTCGTGGTTGGAGTAGAAGTGGGGCGTATATACAGCGACGTTATGACCGATGAGTGTGATACCAGCAGGACTTTCTTTTATCTCTTTGACAGTGGCATCATTTCCATTTACGAGAACAATGGCAATATCTCCAGAATCTACGGTTGGCTGTCTTTTGACGATGACGATGTCGCCGTTGCGCAAAGTGGGTTCCATTGAGTCACCCTTAACTTGCAGTGCGAAGAAATCACCTGTTGCGGCGAGTTCCGGGGTAATTTCTTCGTAGTCTAATATTTCTTCGATGGCATCTATGGGGATGCCAGCTACGACGCGCCCTAGAACAGGGATTCGGACACCTTTTTTATTTCTAGGTTGAGTAGTAACTCCTTTTAGCAAATAGTCCGTTGTGACATGAAAAAAATCAGCCAGTGCGACAGCCTCGTCATCTCTCAAGGGCCGTTTGCCAAGTTCAATTCTATTAAGGACGATACGATTCATACCTATAGCGGCCGCGACTTCTTTTTGCTGTAAGTCTCGCTCTTTTCTCAGCTTTGTAATTCGTTGTCCGGATGTCATATTTATCACCTCCCGATATTTACAATTTGTAACTTAATTTAATTATAATAGTTACAAATTGTAAAATCAATTAAAGTTATAATATGTAACTGTGAATATTGACAAGTTACATTTTGTAAATTATAATAATGATATAGAAAGTTACAAAATGTAACTAATATAGACAAGACGAAAATCTTGCTTACAAATATATTATACGAGGAGGTGATACAATGCCAAAAGTCAATCTAAAGTTTATCAAAAAGAGAAGATTAGAACTTCATATTACACAAGCTCAAATGGCTAAAGCATTAGGACTCAGTTCATCTTCTGGATACAATCACTACGAAAATGGCAATCGCCGCTTTACTGCTGATTTTATGCCAATAATAGCCCAAATACTTAAGTGTAGCATAGAAAACTTATATACTTAATTTTTTATCTTAAAAAGTTATAAAACATAACTTTAATTACAGGGGGAAAGATGAAGCTAAAAATTATGGCCATCGTGCTGTTCGCACTTGCGGCCCTGGGCATCGAGTACTGGATTTATTACACTGGGATGCTCAAAGAGCACATGACGTTTCTGGAATTTCTGTTACTTATCAGTAGAAGTTAAGGGAGAGTAATGCAAGGGAGGTGTAGAGAATGACGCAAAGAAGGAAAGATTTTAAAACAAACAAGCCAGAATCCATGATGCCTCTAGTAAGGGATGCTCGTGAATTAATATTTGATACTAAAAACCAAAGACCTATAGATAAAAAAGAAATAAAGACAAGAATTGGAGAAGAAATTTTTCGGGAAAGACTACAGCTATCAAGTAATGATGAGGAGAAAGATATAGTTCTTTTTGAAGGTGACCCGGTAAAACATAGTAAGCTTCCGGTAGTCGTAAGAGATTGGATTATTTATATTCGTATCACCAAAAATACTACTTGGTATCTGGGAATTCCGCCATACTTTGTAATCGGTTCAAGATGGGTAAGCGATAACGGTTGCTCAATTGAAGATGAATGGATGGATGGCATTGATGCCGTTGTATTTGGCTTGGGGATTCTTTTAGCAGTTTTCGGGATAGCTCTACAGATATTAGTCTGGATCTACCGGTAATCGTTTAGCCAACTGCTCATCAAAGCCTTCCAATGAAAAAAGTTTTTCATAGGTGCGATACTTTTTGCGGTTTGTATCTGAATATTTGCTTCTATGGAATAACGATGTATCCGTAGATTTAAAGCTGACCATTACGCCATCTTTTAAATCCACATGTGGGTTAAAAACAATCAGAATATGAAGGATGGTGCAAGTACCAACTGGTAAAGGGCCGTGCTTTCCGGGCGGAAGCTCAAAGAAGTAATTGTTAAACAAACTGTCGTTGAAAGGGCATACCAATACCGTTGGATCATCGCGCAGGTATGGAACAGAAACTTGAGTGGCGACCATATGATTCTCGTTGGTTCGAGGGTTAAAAGCGCGTAGGTCCAAATAAGCCATGTTTACATTGCAGGGATTCACGATAGTAGCTGTCAAGTACATCCCTTTGGAAAACTTAAAGGATTTGAAGACGTCTTTAGCATCTTGTACATGGTAACGAGTATCCAATGCAAAGTATTGATTATCCCAGTCAACAGTAAGATATTTCCGTTGGCGACGGTATGTCATAATCGAAAATCCAAGCGAAATAACGGCTATTAGAAGGGAAAGATACGAAGTTTTAATAGTTTCCCAAAGCCAATTTAATAACAAGTCAATCATTACATCATATCCTTTCCACATTTGGTGTATTGAGCTCATTATAGCACGAAGAAAGGTAACGGTTAATTTTATTGTAACTGAAAGGAGATGGATGACCATGAGTAAAGGGTTCGGGATTGAGATTAAAAGAGCCCGTAAAGGGGCAGGCTTCACGCAGGAGCAGGCAGCGGAAGCATTAAATGTTTCCGTGCGGACGTATGCCAAATACGAAGGTGGCGAAATCCTGCCGTGCGATGACATGGTAGCAGCCATGATGAATATTTTCGATAATCCTTGCCTGGGATATACCTATCTCTCGCAGGAATCGGAAGTCGGCCGGCTGATTCTTCCAAAAATCGGAAAACTGCCAGGCGTAGCGGCCGGGGCCATGCAGTATCATATCGCCCTGGCAGAAGCCAGCAGCGACTCGATGCAGCTGGAGAAAATCTGCTGTGACGACAAAATCGACGCCTACGAAGCCTTAGCGATACAGCCGCTCATCGATAAGATCTTTGAATTAGCCGGACGAGGATTGACGCTTTGGCTCACATGTCCGAAACGGACACAAAAAAAGAACCGCCCGGCGGCAACCGAACGGCTCTAAAGGAAAAAAGTTGTTACAGACATTATAGCACGACAATTGAAGGAAGGGAAGAAGATGGAACGAAGTCCAATGG